CCCACCCCATGCGTGGATGTTTGACCCGGAGGCGTCTGGGGTGTCGCTGGCCGAGTGTCAGGCGTGGGACTGCTTTGGTGGGGCCGCCCAGCTCATCGAATACCAGTATCTGCGTGAGCTGCCCGTAAAAGTCATAGCCACGGCGCAGACGGGCAGTTACCTGTTTACTCTGGAATGGGCCGAGGACGGTTTCAGCCGCTACCCCGGGCAGACCAAATGCTTCCACGCCATCGAGCTGGAGCAAGGCACTCTCACGTTTCAACCCAACAACCACCTGCTTTGGCACGAAAGCAGTTTCACGCGCCCCCACGTCCCGACGTGGCTCCGGCGATCGCTCACTGTGTACGGTGTGGAGGAATGGCCCGATGACAAAGACGACAACAAAAAGCCGTGTGAATGAGGCAGGCAATTACACCAAGCCGAAGATGCGCGAAACGCTTTTCAAGAAGATCAAAGCGGGCACCAAGGGTGGCGACCCGGGTGAGTGGTCAGCACGCAAGGCCCAACTGCTGGCTACCGAATACAAGAAGGCAGGCGGGGGCTATCGGTCATGAAGCCTTCTCAGAAATCACTCAAAACCTGGAGCGATCAGAAGTGGCAGACCAGCGACGGGAGTCCGTCGGAAGGTAAGAAACGCTACCTGCCCAAGGCCGCGTGGGACGCTCTTAGCCCCGGCGAAAAAGCCGCCACAAACGCCGCCAAGGCGAAAGGCAACGCCAAGGGCAAGCAGTTCGTCAAACAACCCGACAAGATTGCTACTAAAGTCGGAAGGTACCGTTGATGCTGGTTTGGACACCGACGCCTGACCAGCCGTGACGACCGCCCAAGCAGCATTGGCGGCGGCGCTAGCCTCGAGCGGCTACGTCGTCGCCACGGAGGTCAAGTTTCATGCCACGCGGAAATGGCGCATCGATATCGCCGCGTCTCGGCAGGACGGCACACGAAAGCTGGCCATTGAAATCGACGGGGGCGTCTGGGTCAATGGGCGGCACACCAGAGGATCGGGCGTGCTCAAGGACAACGAAAAGATTGCTTATCTGGCAATGGACGGCTGGCTATTTCTGCGCGTTACGCCCCAGCAGGTCAAGACCGGCGATGCGCTGCGCTGGGCTACGGCGGTGCTGCATGTCTGACCGCCGCGACACCGGACGCGCCGTCACGGCCTGGCTCGACTGGGACACCTACCGGAAAGCGCAGCAGCTGGCCGTCAGCTACGGCGTCAGCCTGTCCTCGCTGGCAAACATGGCCTTGACTGACTTGATTGACGAGGAACTGCGCGATAGCAGCCCGTCGTTTCCTCAGCAGATCGTGGCGCAGCAACGGCGGCAGCATTAGGATAACCGACCTATGAAGTCCAAACCTATTGACCACATCAAAGACCTTGTACACGACCCGAAGAATGCGCGGAAGCATACGTCGCGAAACGTCGGCACTATCGTGTCAGCCCTGCATGAAGTGGGCGCAGCGCGGTCAATCGTCATCGATGAGGATGGCGTCGTCCTGGCGGGAAATGCCACGATGGACGCGGCGGCAGAGGCTGGCATCACTGCGGTCAAGGTAGTCGAGGCCAGCGGCCATGAGCTGGTGGCGGTCAGGCGCACGGGCCTGACGCCTGAGCAGAAGACGCGGCTGGCCCTGTATGACAACCGGGCAGCTGAGCTGGCCGAGTGGGACGCGGCAGTGCTAGAGCAATTGGCGCGGGATAATCAACTCGACGGGCTGTTCAACGCTGACGAATTGCAGGAGCTGCTTGGTGACCTTGCGCCAGCGCAGGCACTAGGTGATCCAGACGCTGCGCCTGAGCCGCCTGCCGACCCGATTACGAAGCCAGGCGACCTGTGGCTGCTTGGCGACCACCGGCTGCTGTGCGGCGACTCCACGAAGGCCGAGGACGTGGGGCGGTGTCTTGGCGGCGTAGTGCCGGTGCTAATGGTGACCGATCCTCCGTATGGGGTCGAGTATGACGCGGACTGGCGCAACCACGCGCTGCGCTCTGATGGCTCGCCCGACGGTGGCAGAGCTGTCGGCAAGGTTGCCAACGACGACCGCGCCGACTGGTCGGAGGCGTGGCGGTTGTTCCCCGGCGACGTGGCGTACGTGTGGCACGCTGGCAACATGGCGCACGTCGTGGCAGAAAGCCTGATTGGTTGCGACCTGCACATCCGCGCACAGATCATTTGGGCAAAGAACCAACTTGTGATCGGGCGTGGCGATTACCATCCGCAGCACGAGCCGTGCTGGTATTGTGTCCGCAAGGGCAAGCCGGGGCTGAGGACAGACGACCGCAAGCAAACGACCCTCTGGCAGATCGACAAGCCGCACAAGTCCGAGACCGGGCACAGCACGCAGAAGCCCGTTGAGTGCATGGCTCGCCCGATGCGGAACCACGCAGCCACGCTTGTCTACGATCCATTCCTTGGCTCCGGCACCACGCTGATCGCCGCCGAGCAGCTTGGCCGCAAGTGCTACGGGATGGAAATCAGTCCGCAGTATTGCGATGTCATCGTACAGCGGTGGGAAACCTACACCGGCAAGACCGCGACTCGTGAGGGCGCATCGGCATGAGCATCAAGAAACCAGTGGCCCCACACCGCCAGCAGAAACGTAAGCAGTCGGCGACCCGACCGCCGCACATCGCGGAGGATGTGCAGATTCTCGAGCGGCGTGCCAAAGCCCTGCAACTGAGGCGTGCAGGCGCACACTACCGCACCATCGCCCAGCAGTGCGGAGTCAGCGTCGAAGTGGCCTATGCGGATGTGCAGGCCGAGCTGGCGGCGCTGCGGAAAGTCACCGAGCAGGACGCCGAGGTCATTCGTGACCTCGAGCTGCGGCGGCTCGACGATTACATGCTGGCGCTGGCTCCGAAGGCGCAGCGGGGCGATGTGCAGGCCATTACCGCCTGTCTGCGCGTGCAGGAACGACGAGCGAAGTATCTGGGCCTGGACGCGGCGACAAAGCAGGAAATCATTGGCGACTTGCCCGCGTTTGTCATTCAAGTAGAAGCCTCCGACGACGAGGATGTCCACTGACGCGGTGCGGCTGCGGCTGCATCGGGGCCAGAGAACGGTGCATCAGTCACGCGCCAGATATCGCGTTGTTGTCTCTGGTCGTCGCTGGGGCAAGACTGAGTTGGAGAAGATCGAATCCGTGCAGGAGTTTGGCACACCTGGCAAGGTCTGGTATGTCGCCCCGACGTATGACATGGGCCGCGAGATTCTCTGGGAGCCACTGCGTGCCATGATTCCACGCGCCTGGCTAGCAAAAGACCCGCACGAAACGCGCATGGAGATGTTGTCCATCTGGGGCTGTCACTTCAGTGTCAAGTCGGCAGACCGACCCGATCGACTCCGTGGACGCGGCGTGCGAAAACTGCTCATGGACGAGTTCCAAGACTGGGATCGGGGCATGTCCGTCTGGGAAGAAGTCTTGCAACCCATGCTGCTGACGACCAATGGCACCGCCCTGATTGCTGGGACGCCTAAGCATTTCAATCACCTGTATGACCTGTGGCAGCGGGGGCAATCGACAGATACCCGGTACGCAGCGTGGCACTCATGGCAGTTCAAGACTGCCGATGCTCCGCATATCGCCCAGGACATGTTGAATCAGATGCGGCAGGAAATGGACGCCCGCACGTTTCGGCAGGAGTTTGAGGCGTCGTTTGAGGGCATGTCAGGACGCGCCTACTATGCCTTCAGTCGGGTCGCGCATGTGCGCCCGGTGCAGCTCGACCCGCATGTGCCGGTCTGCATTGCGTTCGACTTTAATATCAATCCAGCCACCGCCATCATTGGGCAGCGCGTCGGGCAGGAAGTGCGCGTTTGGCGGGAGGTCTGGGTGACGCATGCCGGTGGCGAGGCAACACGGGCGGCAGGGATGGCAGCTCTGCAACTGCTGGCGGCAGCAGGTTGGCGAGGGCCGGTGCATGGCTACGGTGACCCGGCGGGACGCGCTGGCAAGACGACCGGGCCGTCTGATCATGCTGTGCTGGCCCAGGTCTTCCCGCATGCATCCTGGCGCATTCCGAAGGCCGCACCGCATGTCCGTGACCGCGTATCAGCGGTCAATGCCCGATGTGAGACGCACGACGGCAAGCACTGGCTAACGGTAGACCCGGCCTGTGAGCATCTCATCGGAGACTTGGAACAGGTGGTCTTTGACGATAACGGGGAACTTAACAAGCGCAGCAACCCGCTCCTGACCCACATTTCCGACGCGCTGGGCTATTGGGTGCATCAGGAATTCCCGCCTGTCGCTCGGGGCGGTGTCGGTGTAGGATTCTCGTCATGGCTGTAAGGCTGGTCAAGGCAGTGGGGTATCTGGTCGCAGGCGCAGTGCTGGTCTGGGCCGCAGGATTGCCGGCGTGGGCCAGCTACCTGGTCGGCTGCTGGTGCGGAGCGAACGCGATGGGCTACCTGGTATCCTGGGCGATGGCGCGGGTGCAGCAGTCGCAGGAGGCCGACCGCATCAAAGCCACCGTCGTTGATTTCGTCTCGCGGAGGAGCTATGGCAAAACGACCCATTGATCCACGGCTGAAGGCCATTGGTGTCGAGGACTACAACGTGCCGAAGCGGACGCCGGGGCATCCGACGAAATCGCATGTGGTCGTCGCAAAAGAGGGCGACGAGATTAAGACCATCCGATTTGGGGAGCAGGGCGTGCGCGGCAACCCGCCCAAGGACAAAGAATCCGAGGAGTATAAGGCGCGGCGCATTGCCTTCTACCGCCGCCATGAGACCGACATCAAGCGCGGCAAGCTGTCAGCCGCCTGGTGGGCCTATCATGTCAAGTGGGGCAATTACGGCGCATGAACGTCATTTACGACGACGAGCGGCGGCGGCAGGAAGCGGTCTTCGAGGCGGTCGCTAACCAGCTCGAGGCCCAGATGCACGCCAATTCCCTGTCCGGCCCACGGTTGGCGATGCTGTCTGGCATGGGCGAAAACACCATTTACCGCATCCTGCACGCCAACAATGTCCACTTGTCGTCCGTGATTCGACTGGCGACGGCAATGCGATTACGGGTGCGCATTGAGTTGGAACCGCTATAACCGCCACTTGTGGGGGCAAGTGGTAGCAAACTGGCAACAGATGAGAACACAATAGACCCGTGCCGATTCCTGCTAGTACTCCACTGTCGCAGCCGTCGTCCGTGTTGGGGGTGACCCATCCGCTCTATTTGCGCTGGCGCTCGGTCTGGACAAAACTGCTGGATGTCTACGAAGGCGCAGGTGGTTTTCTGGATGACGCCAAGCCGTACTTGACGGCGCATCCACGTGAATGGCTCGACCATTCCACGCCGGTCTATGGCCCGAATCAGGAACTGCTGCGGTTTGAGCCAAACCCGAACCCGCGCAATGCCAGCCCGAAACTCATCGAACGCCGCAAGCTGGCCCGCTACGAGAACATTGCCGCCACGCTGATTGACCAGTTGAGTGCCGCGCTGTTCCGCGTCAAGCCCGACCGCGTGTTTGCCGAGCAGCAACGCACCGGGCCGCTCAGTCCGATTGAGCAGTTCTGGAACGACGCGGACGGCAACGGCACCAAGTGGGATGATCTCCTGATTGAAGCGTGGGGGCCATGCGCGGCGTTTGGGAACATGTGGGGCTATGTCGATGTGCTGCCTGACGACCCGAAACGGGCCATTGTCAAGTGGTATACGCCCATCGATGTCGTCGATTGGCTGGTCAATGAGCAGGGCGGCCTCAAGGCTGTCAAGTTTCTGGAAGCCGTGCCGCGTGAGAAGTTCTCCAAACTGAGCAACACGCAGTCGATTGACATCCGCGTGCGCGAGGTCACAGAAGACGGCTGGAAGCTGTTGAACCGGGCTGGTAGGGTCATTAGCGAGGGCACGCACGATTTCGGGCGGGTGCCCGCGTTTGTGCTGTATGCCAAGCGTCGTGCCTTGACGCCGTTTATCGGGCGGTCGATTCTCGGTGACCCGCAACTGTTCATTGACCTATACAACCTAATCAGCGAAACCCGCGAACTGCTCCGCAAGCAGACATTTTCCATTCTGAACGTGCCGGTGGGCGATACGCCGGGCGGCGTGCAGCGCGAACAGGAACTGATTGGGCAGCAGTCGGGCACGGGCAATATTCTGTTTACAACGAACAGCGCACAGATGCTGTCGCCCGACAACTCGAACGTCACCAGCTATCACGAACATATTGACCGGCTGACGCGCCTGATTTATCGATTGTCGGTGCTGCCGTGGGAAGCAGATACACGCGGCGCTGAGACGGCAGAAAGCCGCCGCATCAAACGAGAAGACCTGAATCAGCAACTCGCCAACTACGCCGACGAACTCCAGCGCGTCGATGAGTTTGTCACGCAGTGCGTCTATCGCGCCTGGTATGGAGATGCGGCTGACCGCTGGCAGGAGTCTGACGCGCTTACTATTCGCTGGCCCCAGCAGTTTGAAATCACGCCGCTGGAACAGCTCACGAAGCAGTTTACGGAAGCCCTGAGTCTTGACCTGGGGCCGACCGCAGCGGCAGAGATTCGTAAGCGGGCGGCTCGAGCTGTGCTGCCTGACCTGAATGAAGAGACGCTGGCGACCGTCGATGCGGACATCCAGCAGTCGCCCACCGAATCTGCCGCTACGCGGCGACAGAATGCGATGGCGGCTCTGACAGCCCGCATGTCGCCCGCGATGGAAGTAGACGAGAACGAAGACGAGACGCCCGACCAGACTGCCGAGGAGCCGACCCGCTAACGCATGGCGACGACTCCAGAGGACGCCGGGAATGCGCTTGCACGACGCTCTGAGCAGCTCGGGGCTAACTTTGCGCGGTTGCTGGCCAATGTGTTGACGGCAGCGGATCGGGCGTTGCGCCCGGTGCTGGAAGATGCCATTGCCGGTGACCGCACCGCCACGGTGAGAGCGGCACGGGGCGTAATCCTGCGGTCGGATATCCGCAAGGCCCTAACGGATGCCGGGTTCGACGACTTGGCCCGCAGTGCCTCAGAAGCGGCGGTCAAAGCGATGGCGGAAGAAGTAATGCAGACCCGCACAGCGCGGGGCGTTGCCAAGCTAGTCAAGCCCAGCCAGCAGCGTATTGCGGCACTGGCGGCTCTCGGGGAATCCAACCTGCTCGGCACGGCAGAGGACATTACGACCGCCTTGGTGCAAGCCGTGTCCGTGTGGGCATTTACGGTGACTGACCCAGACCGCATCTTGAATGTGCTGGCACAGGTCACAGACACGGAGTTTAGCAAGGTGCAGACGCTGTTTGACACGCAGACGAGCATCTACGGGCGGCAGATTGAAGCGATTGCCACCAACACTCTCGGGCCTGAGCAGGGGTATCTGTATACTGGCCCGGTGGATGGACGGACGCGAGATTGGTGCTTGGAGCGTGTCGGCAAGGTCTATACGCGCGCGGAAATCGAAGCGATGGACAATAACCAGCTGCCGAATCCGTTCTTGACCGGCGGGGGCTATAACTGCCGCCACTCGTTTATTGCTATCGCGTCGGATGAGCTAACCGCCCTGACTGGCACGGGACTGCGTGCGCCAGGGTTTGCGGAAGAGATTGCGCTGGCTCGGTCGCAACGCGCCCAAGCGCGACGGGCTGACCGTCAGCGGCGTGCACGAGCTGGGGTGAGCAACTAATGGGCGTCATCGTCCGTCGCAACATTGGCAACCTGGTCAATGCCGCCAAACTGACGAAAGGTGATTTCCAGCAGGTTGGGCTGCTGATTCGTGAGAACATCTTGCAGCGCACGCGACAGGGTGTCGATGCGAATTACCAGAGGTTTGCGCCTTACAGTCAAGGCTATGCGGACGCCAGAGCCAAAGAAGGGTTGACGCGCAACACGGTCAAGCTCGAGCTAAGTGGCGAGATGCTGCGGGCCATCAAGGTGCAACCTGACACTGACAAAGTGACGGTGACTTTCTAATGCCCAGACGCAAGGGATCGGGCCGCAAGATGACGATGGTGCAGCGGTCACGAAAGGTTGCCCCGGCTGACAAGGCCGTCTTCCATAACGAGACGGGTGCAGGGCGGTCACGGGTGATTCGCGAGTTCTTCAACCTCAACGACCGAGACGTTGAGGGCATCGTGGCGTTGCTGGAACGCCGCCTGAGTCAACGGCTCTCAGTCATCTAGCCGGGGAGAGGAAGCAGAGGCGTATGCCGGAACCGATTACCGTCGAAGTCGATGAACAGGGCAACATCGGAACATTGCCCGCCCCGTTGCAGTCCTTCCTGGACAAGGCCATCAATGAGGCGTATAAGCGCGGGGCGACCAAAGCGGAGCAGAAACTGTCAGAGCGCATCATCAATCCTGCGGAGCAGGAACGGCTGAAGCAGATGGAAGCCGACAATGCGTTGCTGAAGGAAGAGATTGCCACCCGCGACAAAAATTTTGAGGAAGCCGCCCGGCTGCGGGAAGAACGCTTCCAGAAAGCCCTGGCTGACGCGGACACGCGGGCCAAGTCTTTCCAGACCGAAATTGAGCGGCGTGAAGCGCGGCTCAAGCACATGCTCGGGGCTGAAATCCGTGCCGCCGCCGTCGCTGCCGGGGCGCGGGATGAAAGCCTGTCTGAGCTGTCAAAGCTCCTCGGAGCGGATGTAGACCTGGACGGCGATCTGAACCCCGTCGTCAAAGACGCGCAAGGTGAACCGCGTGTCAGCGACGGGAAGCCGGTCACCATCGAGGGGTTGGTGAAAGAGTATTTAGCGGCACATCCTCATCACCTGAAGGGCGGGCGGTCTACGTCCGGTCGCGCACAGGGTGGTGTGGCGATGAACCGTGCTATGGGTCAGGTCGCCGACGCGCATGAAGAGGCGTTTGCGGCAGTGGCCGAAAATCCGACAGTGCGTACCGTGGGCAACGCCATCCGCTCAATGCGGCAGCGGGCCGGGGTGCGCTGATTCTTTGAGGAGTACACGTTATGGCTTTTAGTGGTCTTTCGACCAATGATCTGTTTACCGCGTCCTTGGTGCAGGAGGATGTCTCGCGCCTGATTGCGACGCTGTCGCCGAAAGAAACGCCTTTTCTAAACTTTCTTGGTGATGGCGATGTGTTCGCCACTTCGACGAAGCACGAGTTTGTGCAGGACTACATGCTGCCCAACTACATCGTGGCTTCAACGGCGATTAACTCGGCAACGGCGGCGACGGCGTTCCAGATCAACGGCCTGGGTGAAGCTCTCACCGTCGGCACGCTTCTGGAAAACGAAACGCAGACCGAAGTGATGCAGGTGTCGAGCATCGTTGGTGCCAACAGCATCGTGGCGACCCGTGCATACGGCGGCGGCGCGGTGGGTTCGCTGGCGGCTGGCGGGCAGCTCTACGTCCGTGGCATGGCGGGGATTGAAGGCGCGGATCACGACGGGCGGCACACCCGCCGTCTGGGTGACCGCAAGGCCAACACCGTCGGCCTGTTCCAGATGCCCGTGGCGGCGTCTGGCACTGACCTTTCCATCAATGTCTACGGCAACGATGCCTATGACAACGCGGTGGCAAAGGGCGTGGTGGACATGATGCATCAGCTGGAGAAGGAAGTTGTGCGCGGCGTGCTGAATAGCACCAACTCGCTCGGCTCCTCGTCGCAGACCCGCACGATGCAGGGGCTGCGGAACTATCTCAGCACCATCAATTCCACGGTCACGGCTAGCAGTTTTGCTGCGAACCCGCACCTCTTCATCGGCAACGTCTGGGAGCAGATTTACTCGCAGGGCGGCTCTCCTGACACCGAGACCTGGGCGATTGTGGCGGGGCCGACGTTCTTCCGCGACATTAGCAACCTGAACGACACGAAGGTCGAGGACAGCAACCAGTCCGAACTCTTCAAGCGCGTCATCCGCACCTACGAGGGGCCGCTGGGTCGTGCCACCGTCATCCTGAGCCGCGTGCTGTCTAGCACGGAACTGCTCCTGGTGCCGCGTGAGCGCGTCAAGGTCGTGCCGCTGCAGGGGCGGTCGTTCAACTACACCGAGATGGGCGTCTCGGGCGACAACAAGAAGGGTCTGTTGACGGGCGAATACACCATTGAGGTGCATCACCCGAACGCAATGGCTCGTCTGCGGGTCTGATAACACGGGGACCGGGTCACTCGCTTGAGTGGCCCGGTTCCACTTGTGGGCGTCTGAGCAACGCCGAGGGGAACCTGTATGGATAGCATTATCGAAGAGATTGCGCGAGTCAGGACACCGGCAGACATTCGCCAGTCCAGCTTGCGCCGCTGGCAGGACTATCTGCGATTTGAAGTCCAGCCCAAGCTGGACGCCTACGACGAAATGGTGCAGAAGGCCGCAGCCGCCACACCCAAGCGTAACAGCAAGGCGGTGACGAGTGCCGATGCCTAAGCGCAGCACCTGGGCTTTTCATATTGATTCTGTCGAGTTTACGCCTGCGGTCATTGCCGGCACGGCATCGCTGGGCGGTTCAGAATCGGCCTGCCTAGGACTGGCGCGGGCGTTACAGGCTCGTGGACATCGCGTCCACATCTTTACCACGCAACTGCATGCAGACGCCCCGCGCATTGATCAGGCGGGCGTTCAGTGGCATCGGACGGCAGACATTGCCGATGTCAGCCGGTTTACCCGCTGGGATGTCTTTGTGGGGTTGCGAATGCCGCACATCTTCACCCAGCACATCCCGGCAACGGTGCGGGTGCTGTGGAATCAAGACATGATGACCGGGGAACAGGCCAAAGTGCTGACGATGGCCCCGGCGTATGCCTATGACCTGGTCGCCTACGTCAGTGGGTATCACCGGAAGCAGTGGGAAGGCATCATGCCTGAGCTGGCAGGCATTGGCTGGGCGACCAAGAACGGATTTGACCCGGCGTATGTGCCCACCGGCGTCACGCGGCACCCCAAGCGCGTCATTCACATTACTCGGCCTGAGCGCGGGTTACGACCCCTGCTGGCAATGTGGCCTGCAGTGCGACAGCTGGTGCCAGAGGCCGAGTTGCACCTGTGCCGCTATAACTCGATGTATGACGCCAGTGGCTGGGGCCGTGTGTGCGCGGCTTATGACGAGCAGGTGGCGGCGGTTAACGACGCGGTGGGCGGCATCCGATATCTGGGCGAACTGGGCAAGCCTGACCTGTATCGAGCCATTGCTGGCGCGGCAGTCATGTGGTATCCCGGCGTGGTCGATTTCGCGGAAACGTCCTGCGTTGCAGCCATCGAGGCGCAAGCGTGTGGGACGCCGTTTGTGGGCAGCTACAAGGGCGCACTGCCAGAGACGGTGCCACACGGCACGCTGATTGCGGGTGATGCCGACAGTGCGGAGTATCAGGCGCAAAGCGTCAAGGCCGTCGTGGACATCCTGACGGGCGGCACCACTGCTGACGCCGTCCAGGCGGGGCTGCGGCATGTGCAGCACTACACCTTCGATGCCGTCGCGCAGGAATGGGAAGCCCGTATCGACGCGCTGGTGCAGCAGCGGCTGGCGACACAGGGGCCGCAGATGCTGGCGCAGCTGCTCCACGAAGACGAACACTGCGCGGCACAGGTACTGGCTGACCGACTCGGCGATGTCTCCGCAGCAGCCTGGTGCCAGCATGTAATGGACGGCAAGGATCAAGGCGCGGAGGACTATTCGGCACAGGCAATGGACACGCAGTTTGAATTGCGAAACAACCTGCGCATCCAGCCGGTGGTCGGTGCCCTGAACGGCGCACAGCGCGTACTGGACATTGCCTGTGGAAACGGCACCTTTGCCGTCGCGCTGGCCCTCGCCAACCCGACGCGACAGGTCGTCGGGATTGACTATGCGCCCGAGAACATAGCCGCTGCGGAAGCCGCTGCACGGGAACTGGGTGTGGACGACCGCTGCACGTTCTTGATCGGCGCGGTGTATGACTATGCCACCCATCAGGCTGACCCGCAGACGCTCGAGCGGTTACGTGCGTATGGGCCGTTCGATGGGGTCTTCATTGGCGAGTTCCTCGAACATATAGCCAACGTCTCGGGCTTCCTCTCCTCGACCGCTGGTCTGGGACAGCGGGATGCTCGCATCGTGTGTACGATGCCCGCTGGCCCATTCGGGGAACTCGCCAGTAAAGACATTCCGCTCAAGCGTGGGCATGTCCACCATTACCAGCCCGATGACCTGGAAGCCATCTTTGGGACACAGCGTGACCTGGCAGTCTCGCTGCTTGACCTCGGCATCAGTCCACGCGGCAACCGGCTGGGACATTGGATTGTGGCCTGCGTACTGAGCGGACAGCCGTTTGGCTTACGCAATCTTGACGACACGATCTGGCGGGTGCGTCCAAAGCAGGGACTGTCGGTCGGCATTCTGGCGGGCGAAACCATCGACCTGCGGCGGTGTCTGGAGTCAATCTGGGCGATTGCTGACGAGATTATTCTGGCAGACACGGGCCTTGGAGCCGACGCGCTGTCCCCGATACTGGCAGAGTATCCACGCACCAGGCGCATTGAAGTCGGCTCGGTCATTGCACTGCGCGGCGGGTTTGCTGAGGCGCGGAACCAAACACTGGCAGCGGCACGAGAGCCGTGGTTTCTGTGGATTGACAGTGACGAGCGGCTGATGCATCCGCACGCGCTGTGTCGGTATCTGGAAGGCACCGTGTTTCAGGGCTACGGTATCAAACAGAACCATCTTCAGCTGGACATGCCGCTGACCTTTGACACGCCGATCCGCGTGTTTCGGAAGCAACCGAGCATCGAGTTCTATGGGTGCGTCCATGAGCAGCCGCAGCAGGGCGATTGCAACGGCGACATTACGCCCGCCCTGCAACTGCATGATGTGCAGATCGCGCATACGGGCTACCTGACGGAGGACATCCGACGCCAGAAGGCCATTAGCCGCAATCTGCCGCTACTGGTGCGTGACGGGGAGGTCTTTCCTGACCGACGACTCCACCAGTTGTTGGTGCTGCGCGACCACCTGAACCTGTCTACGTGGTCTACTGAACAGCACGGGCAGACGACCACGCAGGGCTATGCCCACTTGCGGAAGGTGGTCGAGCTGTTTGAAACGCACTTTAGCAACCCGGCAGACAAGTATTACCCGCTGGCCTACCCGTTCTATGAGCAGGCCGTCAAGCGAGTGCAGGGCGCAATGGAAGTGGAAGTGGCCTTTGCCGCCCAAACACAAGGGCTAAAGGGCCACGCGAAGCCAGAACGAGTGTGGGTGCGGCACGCTGGGCAGATTCCCGCGCTGCTGGCGCAAAAACAGGCCGAGTGGCTCAAGCTGTTTGAGCCGCCGCCGTCACTAGATGTGGAGCCGCTATGAGTGTCTGGTTTCCCAACGACGTGGTGTTCGATAGCGACCTTGAGGCCTACGAGCAGACCATTCTGACGCAATTTGGACAGACCGCCTGGCAGGTCAAGCGGAAAAAAGCTCTGGAGGACTGGGCATTTCCAACACTAGCAAAGGCCGGGTTTGTGCCCGAACGTCTGCGGACGCGCTATGCCCCAGCAAAAGTCTGGGGACTGACCGGCGGCGCGTATACCGATTACACCTCGCAGGCGACGACCGCCAATGCCGCCACCATCCCTCTGGCAACGGTGTTCACGAATCATGCAACTGACCACCTGCTGGTCGGCGCACCGTTTCAGTTTCGGGGCTTGTCGATTCGCATGCTGGATCAGGTCAGTAACACGAACGGCACCCTGACCGTCCAGGTCTGGGCAGATGCTTGGACAAGCGTGACGACGCTAAACGAGACGCAGTTCCTTAACAACAAGCCCTTCAGCCGGGGCGGCGATGTGCGCTGGGTGATGCCGCAAGACTGGGTGACCCGCACCCTGAACGGCTCGGCTCCGCTGTATTGGGCGCGTATCACGCTGACCTCTACACCCGCGGGCGCGTTTGCTGGGCAGATTGGCTGCATTCGTGGCACGGCCTTGACCGGTCCGGTGACGCTGCGAACGCTGGGTCTGATTTTCCGCGAAGCGCAGACAATGCAGGGCGGCCCGTGGCAGGAAAAGGCCGACGCCTACCTGCGGGACGCGGACGAAGCCATGCAGGGCGCACTGCTCTTAGTGGCTCGAGATTTCGACACCATCACCGTAGACGACCAGATCGACAGTGCCGAGGCCGCGCAGACGGCAGGCGATGTCACGGCTGGCGCGTCGAGTTTCGGATGGAATCGAGCGTAACCGATGGCAACAACGCCAGATGTGCTGCTCAATCGTGTGCGGTCACTCATGGTGGCGGCTCCGTTTAGCTATGTGGAAGCCGTCAGCAGTGAAGACTTCATCTTTCAGGGGTCAGGCAGCAGCGATGCCCGATTCCGCGTGAAGATGAGTGGCGGCACCAGCCTCGGCGGGTTTGCGTATTCGGAAGACCGCACGGATGTGTTGGAGTTCGAACTGTCGCGGCATATTGCTGCGGACTATGTCGCCACTCACAAGACGCTTGTGCGGGATTGCAACAGTGTGACCGCAGCGATTGTCAGGGACGGGCATCAGACCTCGGGGCTGTATGCCGTGCCAGACAATGGTCGCACCTGGGATGTGGTGGCTCCGGCAGGCGCGTCGTATCTGACGTTGCGGCTGACGGTGCCGCTAAATTACGAAACACAGGTCTAGGAGACGACCATTATGGCAGGAGTCACCGGTAGAGAAGCCCGCGCTGCATTTGCTAAGTTCGCCACGAATTCGTGGGGCACGGCGGCGAGTGTGACCAAGGGCATTTATTTCACCTCAGACGGCGGGGCGCGGTTTGCGCCACAGCGCGTCAATGATGAGGCGTTTGGACAGACATTCTATGGACGCGGCGATCAGGGCGACACCTCAGCGCAGGACATTACGCTGACCGGGCGCGACCGCTACGCGGATCATCAGTACATTCTGGAAGCACTGGCGATGGGGTCACCAACAGCGGTCACCATCAGCAGCAGTGCGTCAGGCCAGACGACCTCTTGGCAGCACATCATCAATCTGGCCCCGTCAATTGACGGGCTGGGCGTCACGCTGGCTTTTGACAAGGTGCAGTTCGTCGATGAACTGACTGCGGCAAAGGTGTACGGCTTCTCAAAGACCGTGGGCGATTCGGGCGTGATGGATAACACGTTCCAGTTCATGGGCAATAAGATGACCGACATCAGCTCGACGAACACGCGCAGCACCGTCAATGGCGCGACGTTCCCTGCGCTGGATAACCGCGTCTTCCGCAAGCAGGGGACGTTCCGCATGAACGTGCAGGCGGCGGGGTCACTGGTGGCAGGCGATGCCATCAACCTCGAAGGCTTTACCTTTGAGTTCAGCCGTCCGCAGGATGCACCGAATGTCACGGGGCAGGACTATATCTTTGAACCTGGCGATAACGGGTTCCCAACGGCCACGCTGACAATCACGTATCCGCGCATGAACACCGTGTCTGCCAACAGCCTGTATGCCGCACTGCGCGCGGATACCGTGTTCAAGGCCGACATGACCTTGCTGGGCAGCTACATCAACAGCACTGACCGGTACACCGAGAAGATCGAGTGGCCCGCGCTGGAGCTGGACACGGACGGGTTCACGGCGAACCTGAACGGCGCGGATCAAGTCAAGCCGCAGGCGGTGTTTGTGGCGAAGACGGCAGCGACCAGCCCGAATGGGATGGCGTTTGTCAATCCGTTCCGCGTAACCCGCATTACTACGCAGTCGCTGGTGGCGTTCTAACAACGCGCCAGCTTTTTGAGGAGAAAGGCACCGAGCATGCCGAGACAGCTTCAGTCGGACGACTATACGTTTGAAGTGAAGGAGACGGAATTGGACGACGTGCAGGACGCAGACCCTCAGGTGGTCTACGTCCTGCGCGAATTAACGACCAAGAAGTGGCGGGAACTCAATAAGAGCTACAGCCGCAAGGTGCCGAATAAGGTCACCAAGCGGATGGAAGATGTGGTCGATCAGGAAGCGTTTGCCGACGCCATCGTTGACTACGTCCTGGTTGATTGGCGAGGCATCGTCGAGCGCGGTGGCACGCCTGCGCCCTGCACGACGGAAAACAAGCACCGCCTGGACGGGGTGTTGAAGGCCGCGTTAGTGGGCAAGGCAGGGCTGACCCAGATCGTGCAGGCGTCGGAGGCACGGGATGCCTCCTTTCGCACAACTACGGAGCTGGGCTGAGTTCTGGGCTGATGAGGTGGCGTCAGGTCGGGTCGTCTGCTGTCAGACGGCAGACGACGACCTAATACAGCAGGAACCTGACCTGTATGACTGTGACGGCTGTCAACTATTGGCGCACCTCAATGACCTCGACCAAGCCAACCAGCAGGTCTGGTCGCTGTATCGCAGCTGCTGCAATCGGTTTACGCAGGACTTGGGGGCCGGGTCGGTCATGCTTGACCGGCTGACCCAAGATATGGGGGCTGAGGAGTTCGCAGAGACGGCAGAACGGCTTGCCGTGGTCTACGATATCCTCGCCCCACGCAAGGAGAAAACCTAATCATGGCCCGTGAACTGTCGATTGTCGTTACAGCCGATACGCTGGCAGCGGTCGAATCCCTGAAGAAAGTGAATCAGGCAGTTACGGATGTCGAAAAAGGGGCAGGTGGCGCTAATAAATCAGTGGGTGGTTTTGAAGCCACGATGAAAGCGGTTCAGAATACCGCTGGCAAGTTTGATGCGTCACTGAATGGCATGATCGGACAGTTTGCCAAAATCAGTGCATTGATTGGGGTAGGCGCTGTTGTTTCAAAAGGCTTCAGTTTGCTTGCGGGTGGCATTAGTTCTGTAGCATCCGTGGCGTTGGAGATGAATAGCAGTTTAGAGAAATCGACCCTGCAGTTTACAACGCTCATGGGCAATTCTGCTAAAGCCGAAGCACATGTGCGTAGCCTATTTGATTTTGCCAAACGTACCCCATTTGAAACCGGCCCAATCATTACAGCTTCTAAGCATCTTCAGTTGTTTGGCGGAGATGCGCTGAATACCACCAAAAATCTTGAAATGCTTGGTGATGCATCAGCAGCGTCTGGCGCAAACTTTGAAGAAGTAGCGTTCTGGACGGGTCGTATGTATGCCAGCTTGCAAGCGGGTAAGCCGATTGGCGAAGCCATGATGCGGCTTATGGAATTGGGTGTGGTGACTCCAGAGGCACGCAATGCCATTGAACGCTTGTCAGAAACTGCTAATGGCGGGGCCAAAGCCTTTGCTGCGTTTCAAGCGTCTCTGGGCAAGTTTACCGGCGCGATGGCTTTGCAGGCTAATACGTTTGATGGCCTGATGAGTACTATTTCTGATGCAGTTCAAATTACGATTGCTGACGCATTGGAACCATTTTTTGAAATGGTCAAGCAGGGAGCCAGTGTCATTGCGCAAGTCTTAGGCTCAGAAGGACTGCAGCAGACGTTTTCAATGCTCGCGCAGAGCATTAAACAATCGCTCGGCAGCGACACAGAAATGCAAGTCAAGAACCTATTGAAGGTCTTTGTTTCATTAGGCGAAGGAATTGTTGCTATTAGTGATATTGCCGTGCGTGCGCTGTACGGTCTTAAGTTTGCCTTGAATCTCACCACAGAAGCGTTTGCACAGACTAGCTTGAAAGCCACAGAATCGACCACTTTGTTTTATGCGCTTACTTCACTGCTGCCTGGCGTCGGCAAAAAATACGAAGATATGACGATGAAGCTTGTGGTGCAGCGCGCTGAAATGGAAGCGTTAATTGTTGAGTCGCGTAAGCAACGGGATGAGGCCGAAAAAGGTATTCAGGGCAATAGTTTATTGGGCAAAGCCTTAGATAGCACTCGGGTTATCATGCAGAGCCTTCGCACTGAAATTGATAAAGCGACAGTGGCGCAATCCTCTGGCACTGTTGTCACGCAACACGCGGCGAATGCCATGAGCAACTTTGCTAACAATACTGGCTTGAGCGAAAAACAAATCGCAAAAACTCAAAAAAAATGGAAAGAGTTTTTGCAGGATATCAATGAGTTTGCTTCGATTCAGTGGAACACTAAAGCCGTTGATCTGGAAAAAATCTTTGAGTTTAAGACCGATCCAATGATCAAAGCACAAAGCGATATTGACGCATTTCAAAAAAGCGTCACGTCGTTTAGTGACGAAATGCAGAATTTCTTTAACCGCGACTATGGTTTTTTGTGGACACGATTTGCTGGATCGGTAAAACAAGCGTCAGAAATCACTAAAAGCAGTTCTAGCGGTTTTGTCAATTTTGGCAAATCACTCGAATCGTTGCCGACGACGATTGTTGGTGCATTGCAGGGCGGCGGCGATGTGCTGAAATCGGTTGGGGCATCATTGATTGGTGGCCTAGGGGTCGATCTGGGCAAACGCATTGCCGAGGGCATTGGCGGCAAACTTGGCTCGGCGTTGGGGTCACTGGGTGGCCCAATTGGGTCTGCGCTGGGCGCGGCGGCGGGCAAACTGGCGGGGCAGTTGTTTGGCAAGGTGTTTGGGCCGTCGCAGCAGAAGCAAGTCATGGACATGCGGGCCAAGTTCTTCGACGCCAATGGCGGGTTGGAGGCCATGCAGCAACGAGCGAATCTGGCCGGTGTGTCGATCAACGCGCTCTTCAACGTGCGAACCGTGCAGGAGTTTGAACGCGCTACCCAGCAATTCAACAAGGAACTTGCCGCGTCTGAAGAGAAAGCAGCCAAAGCCAAAGAAGAACTGGCGAAGATGAACACCGAGCTGGGCGACCTACTGCGAGAAGCCGGTGACCTGGGCGTCGTGCTACCAGACTCCATGCAGGGAGCCATCAACAAGTTGCTGGAATCTGGACAGCTGACGGATGAGAACCGCAAGCTGCTGGAAGCACTTGGCATGGGCAGTCAGAGCCAGTTTAAGGCGATGGAAGACGCTGCTAAGAAATACGGTGTCGAACTGTCTGCCCTGGGGCCAGCGTTCAATCAGAACAAACTGAATGAACGTGCCGCCGATATTATTCAGTCGTTTAATCTGATGATGCAGGGCGGCGCAGACTTAACTGGCGTCATCACCGGCATGTCAGACGAAATCAATGACTTTGTGCAGGCATCCATTCGCACTGGCGCAACCGTGCCTGAAAACATGCGCCCAATTTTGGACGCCATGTTAAAGCAGGGAGCGCTGACAGATGCAAACGGGAAAAAGTTGGAAGACCTGGGAGCGATTAACTTTGGCGCACCCATTGAAACCGCCACGGACAAACTCATCAAAAAGATTCAGGAGTTAATTGACAAGCTGGTCAAGGGTATGCCTGACAGTTTTGAAAAGGCAGGCAACGCTGCGACAGAGTTTGCGGAACGCGCCACGGACGCCATCAATAGCATTCCCGATGAAGTGCGTGTGCGGTTTGTGGAATTAGGCGAGATGCCTGGATTCGATCAGGGCGGCGTTGTCGGACGCGACTTCCGTGCGGCGTCCTCGCGGGATGTCATTCCAGCAATGCTCCGACCTGGTGAGGTGGTGTTGACGCCAGAGCAGGCCGTACAGCGTGGCAGCATCAGCAATAGCCCCATCAATGTCTCGATCAATGTGGCGGGCTATCTGGACAGTTCGTCCGCACGACAGCAACTGGCGTCCATTGTGTCGAGTGAACTGGGCCGCGAACTGCGGCAACGGCGGCGGGTGGCGTAATGGGCGCGGTGGTTGGTTCGGCATTCGTCGGCAGTCTGGTGCTGAATGACATTACGCCGTCCTTCAGTATTCAGGTTAACGGCGTAGACCGCACCAAGCAGTTCGTCATGAGCGAACTGTCTATCCAGCAGGTGTTAGGCCAGCCCTCGACCATGTCAGCGCGATGTGTCGGATTTGTGCCCATTCGTGGACAGGAAATCCGCGTCACGGCGTTCAATGGGTCGGGCACCGTCTACTTTGCGGGTCATATTCTCACGGTCACCGTCAGTCAGGCACGAGCATCCGACCGCTCCTCCTATGTCATCCAGTGTCAGGACTACACGTGGTTAATTGACCGCTATGCGCGGGTCACGGCGACGTTTGTGGATGAAGGCGTCAACACCGTGGCGGCGCGGATTTGTCAGTCGTTTACGAATGCCGGGTTTGTGACTGGGTTTATTCCCTCGTCTCTGGGCAATGTGACTCGACTCGAGTTCGTTGAAGAGACACCGCTGGGGGCATTGCAACGACTGGCAGAAACGTCGGATGCGTATTTAACGATTGGGCCTGAACGACATGTCAATATTTTCCAGCTGCCGGATCATCTGCCGTCCAATAGCCTCACACTGACGGATACGAGCCAGAACTTTGCGGCATTTCAACGCGCCCTGGATTTGACGGATGTGGCCACACAAGTCACGGTGCGTGGCGGCGGCTCTCAGGTTTCATCGTTGACCGCGACGTCAATGACCGTGATTCCGGTCACCGATATCCGGTTCTATGACCAAGCGGGCACGGTTGTGGTTGGCCCGAGCAAAATTGACTATGTAGGACGGCAGGTGTTAACGCCTGCGGGAGCGGCCGTCAACCTGGTCTCGGCGTATCTGGGTTTTGCGCTGGGCACGCAATTTCTGGGCAACCAATACGGCAATATTACGCCAAGTGGCCCTGGCAATCTGACAGGCGTCGTGCTGCCGCGCACGCTATCTGTCAATGAAACGGTGGATTTACTGGTCACGCGCGTGGATTCCACGGCAGCGGCAACGCTGTCGTCGGCTCTGAGCTATGACTTGTCGTATCTGGGATTTACGCTGGGACAGCAAGTGCTGCTGAATGAAGCGTCGGGCATTGCCACGTTCTACTATCAGGATGCGCGATTGACGGCAACCGAGGCGGATGGTGTGGCGCAGGCATTGCTGGCGGCAAAGGGTTACGGGCAGGATCAGATTGTGTTTGATACGCAGGATCAGTTTCATGCCACGCTTGCGCCCTACATGGTGCCTGGGCAGGTCGTGGCGGTTAATCTGACAACGCCCAGCAGCATTGCGGAATCGTATCGCGTCCAGCAGGTCGATATCACGCCCGATGGGGCATTGTCAGGCGATAACATCCATTTCCTACGGCGCGTGACGCTCGGCACCGAGCTGCGCGATCAGGGTGTAATTCGTGCGCTGGGGCAGACGCGCATTGTGAGGACATAACATGGCGGCAACCACAATTACCCGCAGCAGTTTTATTGATGGCACGACAGTCTGGAATAGCGCACAAATCAACAGTGCGGTATATGACAAGATTGACCAGCTGTTTGCGGGGGGCGCGGGTTACACCACGGTCGAGTTTGGTGGGTCTGTGCGAGTGATTGGCGGTATTCGCGCAGCCACTTTAACGCTGGACAATGTCAGCTACACAACGGCGGCATTAACGGCGACGATGACCAATTGCCCGAAGGCGGGCAATCCGACTGGCTGGTGGTCGCTAAGTATCAACGGCGTAACGGGCTACATTCCCGTCTGGACAGTGTAACGGTCGCGGGGCGACCACAGAAAGGACGTTATGGCAGCTTCAGTCATTACCCGCGCCGCACTCGTCGATAATGTGACGCTGTGGTCTGCGGCAACAGTCAACAGTTCGGT